ATGCTGCCTGCGGTGGATCTCACCGTGACCGAGGCTGCCACGCGGTTGGGTGTGTCGCGCGTACAGTTTTCCAGGTTCATCAACGGACGATCTGGCGTGACGCCAGAGCTTGCGCTGCGGCTGGCCAAGTGGATTCCAGCCCCTACGGCCATCATGTGGCTACAGATGCAGGCCGATTATGATTTATGGCAGGCCGAGAATTCCGGGCGCGTGCTGGATGTGACGGCAGCGCAGCATACTCATGCATAGATAAAGATGATCAAATTATTTAATAACATCCAATCGAGATTTCTATGAGCGTAAACGTCTACTTGCGGGAAAATCTTGGGTCAATTTCCCGTAAAAATATTACTATCGCACCCGGCATTGATGAAAAAAAACTCAACAATGCGGTCAAGGCCTTCGGCTATTCCGGCAGCCCGAGCAACGTAGTAGCACTGTTCGACAATACGTTATTCGGCAGTGGTAAAGATGGCCTATTGTTCACGGGCGAACAATTAATCTATCGAGCGAGCTTTGCCGATCCTATACACATCAGCTATAGCTCTATAGCTTCCATTGAACATGTGCAAACCAAAGTTGGCAGCAAACAGGATAAGGTGGAAGATTCGATTCTGGTAACCCGTAATGACGCTACCAGCGTGGTCATCAAGAGTTTGCTTGAGTGTGATTATGCAGCTTTGGCCTCTGTATTGCAGGGTCTGCACAGCAACTTCCAAGAGTTCAAGGAAGAGAGGCAGCTGATCCCCATTGATGAAATGCAAGAGTCGGTCAAGGTGGCTTACGTAAAAGCCATCGTGAATATGGCGTATGACAACGACGCGGTCATTGATGCCAAGGAGTTCGCGGAAATCCTGCTGCTAATGACTCGTCTGAACCTCAGCACAGAATCCCGCTTTGACCTACGTGTTTATATGGCGGACGCCGAGCAAAGCATAGCCTTCGACGTACTACTGGCCCAGATAGAAAGCGAATGCCCGGACGGGCAGATCAAATCGTTACATATTTCTTTGGTCAAGGATCTGATCAATCTTTTCTTCTGCACAGGCGGTACATCCACCGCTGATTTTGCCTTTCTGCAGAAAAATCGCGCTTTGCTAAAGGTAACCGATGAGGAGATCGAACTTACCGTTATGGCGATCTGCAATGATCACGACATGCTCAAAGAAGACGTGACGGATGATCAGGTTGTCAGCGCTTTAAAGTCGCTCTCTGCGAAGGCTGCAGCAGTGGGTACTCCTCTTGCCGCGGTGTACCTGTCTGGCTCGGTCGTAGGTATGTCAGCTGCTGGGCTAACGTCTGGGCTGGCCACCTTAGGTATGGGAGGCATGCTGGGATTGTCGAGCATGGCAACGGGTATCGGGGTAGCGGTATTGATCGGCGTGGGTGCCTACGCGGGCGTGCGCAAGTTGACTGGTGCCAACGAGCTCACCCGCTCCAAGCGCCGAGAATTGATGCTCAATGAGGTGATTAAGCAAACCCAAACTACTATTTCCCTGTTGATTCAAGACATTAACCACATCACAGTGCGGCTGAATCAGGCCATACTCGAGCACGGTTCTCAGGAGCAGCAGATCAGAAAGCTTATGGCTCTGATGAGCCAAATGACAAGTGCTGGCAAGGTGCTCACCGGCAAGTCCGATATCGCCCAGAATAGCGCTACTAAACTCCGTTGTGCGAAGTTCTTGGATGAGGGCAAACTAAGGATGCTGACCAAAGAGCCAACCAAGGCTGAGCTGTGCGACTTTATCCGAGGCTTCTATGAAGAACGTTCCTTTACCCAGGAAAAGGATGGTCAAAAAATTGAGGTTATGCGGCTAGTGGTTAAACCGGATGTTGCCACCAAGGATTTAGAGAACCTGGCAAAGGCCTTTGAGGCCATTGGTTACTTCAACGTGAACGATGTAATCAAGGGTGCTGCCGCAGATGTTGCTGGCAAGGCTAAGGACAAGTTCGCCGGCATCTTTTCATGAATAAAAAGACCCCCTTAATCGATCAAGCCCAAGCCCAATTGGTGCAGAAGCATCAGCTGGATACAGCCCAGCGCCAGGTGGGGCACCTCGGAGGGGCGCTAGATGAGATATTGGGCGGGCAAGCTGAGAATTCGCAAGAACTTGAATTGATGCTGGCTCAAGCGGAAGCCATCATCACTGAAAGCCATGTGGTTTTCGAGGTAGATGCGCAGGATGCAAATCTAGTGGATAGCAGTCTGTATGTGCAGAGCTACGAAATGTTGGCTCGGCCAACTATCGAAACTCTGGATTATATCGAGTTCACCGACGGAGTGGATTGGCAAGGCTACTTGGATCAGGTTGATGCCTACGCGAATCGCAACCAAATTGATTTCAGGCAGGATCCGTTTCGGGATTTGATGAGCGTCAGCCAGCGTATTGCCTTGGAGAAGCGGATTAAGGACGAGTTTTCGTTCAAGGGAGCGAGTTGCGATAAGTATGATTACATGCTCGCAGGTGCTTGTGGCTTGATCGGCGGATTGATTGATGTACTGTTCGTTGGTCTGCCTGGACAGGGAGTTCTTCCCAAGTTCACAGATGACATGACGGACAAAGCGGTACAGAAATTCGCCTCATGGAATGGCTGGACAGGCCCGAGAGAAGGTAAAGATCCAGCGGCTAGCGCTATAGGCTTTCTTGAACGACGGTACAAGGTTAATTACGATCATCGTCATGGTGGTGATGTGGGCGGCTCGTTCAACATGAGCACTCGCAATCATCATCTCAAGAGCCTAGCTCACTCACCGGATTTAGTAGGGTTGTTCTTTTCTATTCTGGCTCAGTTCACCAGCACGGCCCATTTCGTTGACAATGGTAAGCTTATCAGCATTGATACCAAGACCTTTGAGCTGAAGGGATCTAACCTGGTCTCCAAGCTATTTTCCGGGTTTGTGAACTGGCTTGGGCATCTGTTCTCCGATGTGGCCGGATCATCTGGCGCTCAAGAGCGTGGATCGGGGATTCCCATCCCGTTCTATTCCCTACTGCAGTTCATAAATGTGGGGGAATTCGGACAACACAGGCAGACCTTTGCCAAAGTTGCTGTGCAGGTATTCGAACAAGGATACGACTTCCGTCATGGGTTGGCTTTAGCGATACCTGTACTGGTTTCCGAACTACTGACACGCGTTACTTGGATGGCCAAACGGCGGTTTTATCACAAGAGGTCCTGGGCCGAGTGTATGCCTATTGCTAACGACCCGGAGCTTCGACGAATGCTGTTGATCGCTCATGGAGTGCTGTGCCTGATGGATGGGGCTGATGCGGCGATCCGATCTGGAGGTAACATGATCCAGTTTTTGCTCCGCAGTAATCTGGTGGCGTGGATTCGGTTTGGAACCCTGGCCTTGAAGGAGCTGAAAGCCTGGTGCCAAAATGGCAGGATGGATGTAGAAGCAGTTGACGCATACCTCGAAAGTGAGTACAGGCGTCTCCTGCTGGGCTAGTGCCCTATTCGCTGCGATGGCAAGCTCCTTGCTGGTTCGACAGGTGAAACCGCGCAAGTGCCCAGAGTGATAGCTGACCAGATGGCCAAGATGGAACGCGAGATGGGGTACATCCAGGAACAGTTCAATCTAGCCGAGCAGACCTATGGGCAGGATGTGCTCAACCTGGTGCTGGCCAAGGGGTATCTGGCAAAGCTCATGGCCAACGAAGCGGTGCTGCGCCATCTGACGAAGAAACACCCTGACATGCTGAGTGAATTCGACAGCATTGTGCGGTTGGTGATGCTGGAGAAGTGAAGCAGTGGACCGTCGGGCGCTACAACCGTACCGTGCGTTATGATTGGTTGGCTAAGGACCTGTTTAGCAGCCTGGAGGAAGTACAGCAAGGGACCACCGAATGGGTCTGGACCTACAACAACAAGCGCACCCACAAGTCATTGGGCAGATTGATTATTATCCGGAAACAAAATCTCCATCCGTTAGCATATTCTGCGAAAGCCTGCTGCTGGAGATGGGAAATTACCATGCGGGACTGGGTGGTCACGGTCAACCAGGATGTCCAATGATATTAACGTTATCGAAAATAAAGTTTCTTTCATTTATGATTTTCCGCTTGGAATGCAAGTGATTTGCCGACGGTAGAGGGTCGATGGTATACGAATGAGTATTTTAAGAACACTAGATTCCGATGAGTTCGCGAAGCTAATCCGTATTGATCAAGTTGTACCAAAAACTCGATATTGCAACTATTTACTGAAACAGCTTCAATATCGACTCACTGATAGTAAACCAGAGTTAAATCCAGGTGCGGTGCTGGCGGCAATCCGTGAACTTGAAGGTGGTATTTCTTGCGGTACAAAAGAAGCTAAAGAGTACAAGCGTAAGCCTCTGGCAGGACTGTGGCACAAGCATTACATTGAGCCGGGGATTGGGTCGGCACTGAAAAACATAAAAAATGCCTTACAACGAAGTTCTCCGATGTTCTCCAGCGACGAGGTGGATCCGTGGGCGGCATCTGGAGAGATGACTCAAGAAATCTTGAATATGGGGATAGTGGAACGGAAAAGGCGCCACCAATACACTGGAGAGTGGTTAATCTTCGCAAAATATAAAGATGAAAATTACTACCTATGTATCGCCAACCATGACACAGGCGACCACTATATTCGATCCAAAATCGATCAGTACTGCATGTCCGAATTTTCTTGGCTCTCTCGCGTTTTGTGTGGAAAGTCCTGTGCCTGAAGGCGACTTTGATAAGGCAATTACTACGGTGCAAAACGGGAGCGCGTCATAGACGCCTATTAGGCGTTGGCATCTATAGGGCGATTCAGTGCGGATGCGAGCAAATGGCGCTGCCCGGGCATACTAAATGTACCGATCCTATGTATGCCTGAAGGCACAGAGATCATTCTTTTGCTGCAGACGCAGATTGACACGACGTACTTGGGGATGTCTTGGTCTTGCTGCTACTAGCTTTTGGACTGGTGCGGACGACTTGATGATTCGTGTACTTGATGGCAACTTATGGCAAACAGGGATGACCAGGCCTCTTGCAGGGGCATGGACTACAATCCGGCTTGCCTCGTCTAGGGTAGGCAGTACATGCCTTTTATGCTGGTGACCTGCACATAGGAGATTCGTAATTGGCAGATTTGAAGGCATTAGCACTCGACTATCAACATCGCACATTTCGTCACACCGGCATAGTTCATGCAGATTGCTTTGAGTGGCTGGGAAGGCTGCCTGAAGACTCGTTGCATGCAGTCGTCACTGACCCGCCCTATGGTGTGAAGGAGTACGATTTTGACCAACTGGAGAAGAAGGAAAATGGCAACGGGGGTATCTGGCGCATCCCTCCTTCGTTTGACGGGCATGTGCGTTCACCCCTGCCACGTTTTACTGCACTAGATAGGAAGGAGCGCGCATCGGTTGACCGTTTTTTCTATGAGTGGGGTACGCAAGTCATGCATGCATTGCGTCCTGGCGGCCATGTGCTACTTGCCAGCAACTCCTTTCTTTCGCAACTTGTATTTGGCGCATTGGTTCGCAGCGGCTTAGAGTTCCGGGGCGAGTTCATCCGGCTTGTGCGTACCTTACGCGGCGGCGACCGCCCCAAGAACGCAGAGGGTGAATTTCCTGATGTGTGCTCTATGCCCCGAGGGTGCTATGAGCCATGGGGTATTTTCCGCAAACCGATTCCTGCCAAGATGACAGTTGCTGAATGCTTGCGCACCTATCAAACAGGCGGATTACGACGACTGGCCGATGGCAACCCGTTCACGGATGTTGTGGTCAGCGAACGAACTCCGAAGCGAGAGCGTGAAATTGCCAACCATCCTAGCATCAAACCGCAGTCGCTGATGCGCCAATTAGTACGTGCTGCGCTTCCGCTGGGGGAGGGGGTAATCGCTGATCCCTTCTTGGGCTCCGGCTCAACGGTTGCGGCAGCTGAAGCGTTAGGGCTGCATTGTGTCGGCATCGAGCGATATCAAGATTATTTTGATATGGCTGGTGAAGCCATTCCGCTGCTTGCAATGTCTGATGTACACGCCTTCGTCACGAAGGAGGTGGGGCTGGAATCTCAGCTCCATCTCATTTGACTACATCGGTTGGTCCGGCGCGTTGTAGATCCAGTTCGCCATCATTTTCTGATATCCGGAGGTGGTGACGCTTGCTGTGATCGTACGGCGGCTGGTTGCTGATCTTCCCGAGAAACTCCAATCGGCTTTGGTGAGCTGCGCACCGACAACACGCAGAAAACGGAATGGTAGGGCAGGACGGCCCTTCGTGCCAGCATCTACAGGACGATTACTGTCGTACATGAACACCATTAACCAGGTATCTTCTGCGTTATGCCCCTGCCAGCCTCGGAGATAGCGTGATCCTTTGACCTCGATGCCTTCCGTGCCATGCTGTAATGAATCTCCGGGATAGCGCCCAGCGGGTAGCATGTCGGGGTGACCGTTGTGATAAGTATTCTTCACGATACCTGGGGAGTGTTTTGGCAGGTTGGCGCTCATGAACTCGCCGACCATGCTACTGAAGTTCGCTGGCATGAGCATCGCTTCCAGTCGCTGCGTATTGTTTTCATACAATCGCACATTCACCATCTGGATGAAGCCAAGAAAATCATTCATTGCAGCGCAGAGGTGCTCAATCGTTACGCCGCATGGGATGCTTGCGCGAGAGTTGAAGTGTTCAATTCGCACAGGCTCAGGATTACAGGCATCGTATTGAAGTTGTTCTTGTGGCGTCAATGTCATCAGGTGGTAGCCTCAATCTATCAAATTGATAGAATCGTATCCTGAAATAACGTTGTGCGATACCCCCCCCTTTTTTTTGGCTGACTCGTTAGGCCTGTTGATCGCAGTAGATGGAGGGGAACGAAATGCTTGTTGCGGGAACATCAGCATCTTTCGCAGGCCGGGGTATTTTATCGACTACATATAGCTATCCAGGTTTCGTTGTGCGCGATGATCTGCCTGGTAACTCCTACAGGGCTGGCCTCCATCTCCTGGGTGCTATTCCACCAGATCGGCTTGGCAATGTCGCAGTAGTCACCGCTCTTGGCCGCGCACCCAACGACGAGCATGACGACGGACAGCACCATCGTCCAGTGCATCAATTTCCTGAGCCACATGGTCGGCCCTCCTTTTCATGCCTAGGTTTCTTCGGGCAGTATCCAGATCTGCTGACCGTTTGGCAGACCGACCCCCGGCGGCATATGCACCGACAAGGACAAGCAGAGCGGCTCCGGCCATCAGCAGCCACCCCTGGAGACGAGCCCAAATCGACGTCCACATCACAGCGTCCCCGCCTGGTGGCGACGGATCTGCGCCCAGGCAATGAAGATGGCGATGGCCACAAGCGTGACGCCGATGCCCATACGCACGGCCGAGCCACTGGTGAGGTGGCCGTTCGCCTGGCTGATGGCGTCAGACACCTGTGGCAAGACGTCTGCGATCTGGGCGATGCCCATTCCACCGGTGGCGGTCGCACCGATGGTCTCGCGAGTGACAGGGACGGGGCCCGCTGCCTTTTTGGGTGGTTCGATGCCAGACAGGGCCAGCCCTTTGTCGACGGTTTGGATGTCGTACCATGTGTTGGGTGTGGCTTGGCCTCCGTGACCGTTCTCGTGCCGGATAATCGCCTCAGTCACCGCCTTGATATCCCGATAGGACTGCATATCCAGCCGATCATCGGCGCTCCGACCGATCTGGCTGGCGACAGCCTGGACGTAGGCCTGCGTGTCATTTTCGGACGAGGGGGCCCAGCGGCTGATGATTTGGCGCACGGTGTGAAGTCCGTGCTTGTCCTGGTAGGTAATCAGTGTCCTTGCCAGGGCCCGGATACCGTAGGCAGCGGACACGAACTGGCAAAACGCCTTATCGGTGCGCTGTTTGACTGGCACCAGTCCCTGCCAGGGATCGCCCCAGCGCAGGTTCCCAGGATTGTGATTGCGGATACCGCGTGGCTTTTTCATTTGATGACTCCGTGTTTGATGGAAGCCCAGGCTGCGACCACTGCCGTGACGGCAGCGGCAATCCAGCCGATGGGGCGGGCGAGTTTGCCAATGCAGTGCAGTACCTTGAAAGCACCGTTCAGGCTCTGGAATACGTCCACGATGCCTGCGGTGTCGGCTTCAATGCGCCTGACCACCTCGCAGAGTTCCTGGATCTGCTCGGTGTGCAGGCGCTGCTGCGCGAGGATCGAGTCGATCTCGTCCTTGCAGGGATTGGTCATGGGGGTCCTCTATAGAAAACAGACAACAGCAAAGAAGTGGCAGGTGGCCGCTGGCCCTTGATTGGCTGCGCCTACCTGCGCACCTGCAGCACATACAGCACCGGCACGTCATAGGGCTGGATGGCCTGGACGTTTAGGATGGAGAAAACACTGCTGCCAATAACCACCTTGTCGGTTGTGGTTGGGGCTTCCAGGCCGTCTGCACCCAGGTAAATTTCCCGGTCCTGGGACTGAATTCGGGTGCCGTCGATGACGTCCTGCTCATAGTTCAGCACCACCCCTACGGCCAGCTTGTCGATGATGGTTTCCTCCGTCATCTGATTGGTGGCCGGGTTGTATTCACCGGGGATGACTTGGCGCAGGGTGATAGGCCCGCCAAACTTCTCCAGCAGCTTGGCGGCGGACTTGGCCTTGGCGGCGTAGTCGATTGTGGGCATGACAGCCTCCTTGGCCTCAGGCCCGTTCCAGGCGCGTGGTGATGCCGCCTGCGATCAGGCCGCGCAGCAGGTCGTCGACCACGGCATAGCGGATCTGGCCGTCACCACTTCCTTCGGAGTAGACGGTGGTCAGCGGCCCAATGGTTTCCTGGCGCACTCCCAGTGGGGCCACGTCGCTCAATAGCGGATTGCTCAATGCCCGCAGTGCCAGTTCGCAGGTGGCTGCAGCGACTCGGCGTTCAGGCCAAGGGTGGCCCCGTCTGGGCCAGGCCAGAGGCTGCTGGGGCTGATCGGGTTCGCCCTTGAAGGTGTAGCGGGCGTCCAGATACTGGGTGGCTCGGCGCAACGCCGCTTCCTTTTCAGTAGTGTTGGCCTGGGCCCAGTCCGCGTGCCCAAAGGCCGTGTGGTATTGGTCGGCGTCATCCACCGAGACGTAGCTTTCCATCGAAGGCGAGCTGATATCGGTGTCAAGCGCCATCGCCGTGATCCTCCAAAGCTGTCTGCGTGGCTGACGAATCACCCTTGGCAGAACGGTGGGCCGCATCAGCCGCCTTATTGCCTGCCTGGATGGATTCTTGTCGCCACCCCTTGAGCAGCCAGGGTTCAGTGTCACCGCCTGGAACTTCGGCTCGGATAGGTCCCCCTGGCCGTGCGGGGGCGTCGCGCACCAGTACGACCAGGCCAGTGGATGTGGGCTGCCCAGAGGCAGCCTTGGATTTATTGGCTGCCATGGCATTACCCCAGAAGAATGGCGATGTGCTCAGGCTTGACCGCCTTCACGCCCCAGGCCAGGCCCACCTCGTAGCGCACTTGGCGGTACTGGCGGTAGACAGCCACCTGAAACGACAAGCCGGAGATGGGGTCGGTAACTTCCAGCACGTCGTCTGCCGCATCACCGCCTTCGGGCATAGCCGGGGCTCGGGTGACCAGGTGAATGGCCGAGCGATGAAAGCCCAGATTGGCCGCGTAGCTCGCCTGCACGGCGATGGGGGCGTCATCGGCTACCGGCACCAGAAGCCCCGGGGCATTGATGACGAAATCCCCGGCATCCAGGGCGCTGGCCACCACATACAGGCGTGTAGTATCGGAGTCGAATTTGAGTACGTCGCCCGCGAGGATGGTGCCCGTGCCGGTATCGGCCCCGATGGTGGTGGCCCCAAGGGCTGCGCCAGAGGCCTCGTTGACCAGGTGTCCTGCGCTTGTACCCTTAGTGTGGCTGCGGGTGCCTGCGGAGTTGTGGATGTCCAAGCCTTCGACGCGCCCGACGATGCCCCGGCGCAGTAGTTCATCGGTGCCCGCTTCGTTGGCTTTGAACAGCACCGACTGCTTGCCTCGGATATTGGCAATGGCAGCAGAGCCCAGCACGAGTTGGCGGTCAGTTGCGGGGGCCCCGTTTTCGTCCAGGATGCGCAGCAGCCCAGCAAAGTCAGTAAAGTCGTTGGCTGTGCCAAAGGGTGTGGTGCCAGCCACGCCAATGGCCCGTGAGGCGTGGACGTAGAGCGCGCCCAGGTCTTGCTCGACCTCGTTGACCAAAGATCGCATGGCTTGCGTGAACTGGTCGCGCAGCACCTGGTTGTACTGGCCGGAATGGCCAACGGCCAGCTGCTCCTCGCCGTTCCAGCGCACGGAGGCGCTGCGCGACTTCTGGATCGTGAGCGTGCCCACGCCGATGGTTTGATCGCCATCGTTGGGGGCGGTCACGCCCGGGGCGATGTCGGCGGGTGTCACGGGCGGGGCAACCGGGTAGCTGACAGCCTGGCCCAGCGCTGCGCGGGCGGCGCTCGAGTTGCGAGTGACCGCCGGAATAAAGCCCACCATTTCACGCGAGACGATGTCGAGCGCCTCGTAGAGGGTGGGGATCAGATCGTTCAGGGTATTGGCCATGATGGCTCCTTGCAGGAAGATTCAGAGGAAAAAAAGGGGGCTGGCCAACGGGTGATGGCCGGTGATAAGTGCACAGGAGGGGGAGGTGCTGATGAAGGTGCTGCTGACTACGCGGTGACGGTGCCGCCATCGCGCACAAAGCCCGCCCGATCCTTCGGAGTCAGAGCATCAAAGGCGCTGCGAGACAGGGTCTTGGCCCCCGGCTTTCCAGCCTGTGCCAAGGTGGTGTTCAGGCCCGATGCGCCAGAGCCCTTTAAAATGTCGTCGCGCCGGGGGTAGCGCTCGACCAGCACTTCCATGGCTTCATCGAAGTCGGCCAGATCGCCAGGTCGCACCCGGCTGTAGATCTTCTCGCCCGAGGCGTCATAGGCCACCGTGCGACCGTCCTCAAGACGGAACGCCGCCCCAAAGAACGCCCGGGCAATATCGGGCGGGATGGCGAGCTTTTTGGCGATGAAGGGCGAGCGCTCAAAGCTGCCGCCAATCTTTTCGTCCACGAGCTGCTGCTCGAGTGTCTTGGCGCGAGCCTCGGCCTCGGTGAGCTTGCCTTCGAAGACTTTGCTGATTTCGGCTTTGACGGCATCGAGTTCGCCTGCGTCGACGAGCTTTTTCTGACGCAGGCTCTCGACGGTGGCCAAGGCTTCCCGGGCTTTGTCGGGGTCCTCGATGCCATCGAAGTTTTTTAGGCGGGTGGCATTGGCCTCGACCTGGGTCTTGGCGTCCTTCAGTTCTCGGGTGAGCCGTGCGATAGAGGCCAGACTTGCCTGGGCATCAAAGGCGATCTCCTTGCCATCGTCATGGATGTAGACGGGGTGGCCGTCTTGCAAGGCCACATGGCCTGCATCATCAAGCTTTAATTTCATGATGTGAAATTCCAATAAAAAAGCCACCAGGCGGTGTGTGTGGTGGCGGTGTGGGGGAAAACCATTGGCGTGGTGCGGCCTGGTCCAGGCGACAGATGCGCCAGCAGACCTGCAGTGGGTAACTTCAAGGCGGTTTTAGGTCGGGCCTAAAGGGCATCATGCGTAGTCCCATAACGTGCTTTATGTCTAATTCGCCTGTTAGGCTAGGCCTAAAATGCGGTAATTTTTCATTAATCAGTGGGTAACTCGCAAAATGACGGCCAAGCTGCCCACTGACTTACCCACTGGTGCTTGCGCTGGTCGATAAATGTCCTGATAACGCGGAAATGGTCGATTTCGCACCGAAAAGTTATCCACTGGCCACCTTCTCTTTCAGTGCATCAATCGTCAATGGCCGACCGCGCATATCCAGCAATTCAGCCAGCGTCAGATGGCCGTTGCGCCACAGATCGGCTCGTCCTGGGCCAAAGTACTCATCCTGAAACGCTTTGGATTTGCCCTGCAGCCAGTGCTCGAATGTGAGCTTGGCATCAACCTGGCCGTCCATGCTTGCCCTGGTTGATCCAGTGAAATCATCCACGTCCAATCCCAATTCCTGTAAAGGCACCAGCACGGCAGTGGCCACGCAGCGACAGCCAAAGTGGCTTGCCCCCGGTCCCCCTTCCCAGGGCAGATCGTGGTCGAGTGGTCGGTGATCCAAGCCGTAGCGTTGGCCGTCACGGGCTGCACAAAACAAGCACGTTCTGCCATCGAGCGTGGCGAGCCACCGCAGACCCCGCACCACGTCCTGGTTGGCTTGGTAGGTCGCTTCGCGCACCTGGTTGGCCAGCGCCATGATGCTGGTGTGCACCAGTTGCCTGGCTTGCCTGCGGCTTACGTCCAAGATCCCTGGCGTGGCCCGGGCTCCGATGATGCGGGCGGCGATCTCATCGGTGCTCTGACCGCTCACAAACCCCAGCCGCAGCTCCCTGGCAAATGCCTGCTGTGTGCTGCGGGCCTGGGCTTGCCACCAGTCTTTGGCGGGGCTGCCCAGAATCAGCAAGTCAGCGATTTTCGGTATCACCGGTGCGGCAATGCCTATGGCCTGCGGCATGATTTGCCGCAATGCCGTGGTATTGTCCGCTGCCAGCACCGGCGCGTAATCTTGCAATGCCTGGGTTTGTAGGGCTTGCAGCTGGCGGTAGGCCTGCTCAATCTGCTTTTGGGCTTGCTGGATTTGTTTTTCCAGGGTGCTGCGACGGCGAGGGCGCGTAGCCAGGGTTTGACGCAATGCGATAGCCAGGGCGTCCAGGATGGCCTGGGCGTCGTTGGACAGGCCCGCGGCAAGACGCAAGGCGTCCACCTGCTGGTCGATCATGCGCCTGGTAATCGCTTCGTGCAACCCAGTTTCAACCTTTCCCATCGATCTTTCCTTATCCCACTTCGCCATCAGGCTGGGCCCCGATGCGGGCCTGTTCGATCTCCCAGGTCAGATCGTCGGACACCAGCCCTCGGCGTTGTGCCTCGGCAAAAAGCGTGGCATCCGACAATTTGCCACCGAGAGACATTTGCAGCAGTACCTGCATGGACTCCGTGGGCGCGAAGTCCGGGTCCAGGTTGGCGTGAATACTCAGATTTCCACCTTCCTCGCCCAGATTCATCCAGCGGGCAAACCAGTCCAGCACGATGTCCAAGGCGTCCTCCAGGCTTTGGGCCATGACACCTAGGCGGCTGATCTCGCGCGCCGCTTCCTCGCGGGCCTGAGCGGCTGTCATCGTGGCGTCGGACCGCTGCAAGAGCTTGGCCCCCGCCTGGCGAATGGTGTCCTCCAGGTCTTTGAGTGCCTGGCGACCGGCGGCAATGGCGGCACCCGAGTGCTCCACATAGCGCGCATCACCGCCTGGCGGTAGATTGATGGCAGAGTTGGCCCCGATCACCACATCGCCATCAGTGACGCCCACTAGGGCGAGGATTGGCACGCAGGCCGTGTCGATCAGACGATCCATGGAGGACTGCAGCCACCAGTGCTTGGCGTTCAGTTGGGCCAGCTCCAGCAAGGGCGGCTCGGCCGTCATAAACCCGGTGCGTTTGGTGTAGAGCGCAACCAGTGGAATGTCGGCCAGAGGCTTGCCCGCAGACATGAGCGTACGGGACGCTCTTTGCCAGCGCCCCTGGGCGTCCTTGCGCCAGGTGTGCGCCGCCCCGGGCTCAAGCACCAGGATCTGCTCGGTCCACTGCATGGCGTATTCGCTCGCGGCCTCGTGGACAAATTCCCTGATCCGCACTTGGGTCAGGCGCTCAGTCCCGCCCACCAGTTCGCTTTGCCAGCCAATCACCTGGTCGTGGCGCACGAGCTTCACGTAGGGGCGAAGGCCAGCAGCGCGTTCCTGGCTGCGGGTGGCTACGCCCGCCAGGTTGGCATCCATCTCGGGGGCCAGCACCAGCGCAAAGGAGATGCCAAAGGCGAGCGCATCTTCAAACCACAGGCGGGCAAACTCCTGCAGGCTGCGCCGCTCCATGTCCACATCCGGAATGATGTCGGCGAGGATGGCCTGCGGGATGTTGTCCCCGTACTGAAAGGGCTTCGTGAAGACGCGCCCCACCATCGTGCCCACGGTTTCGGAAAACGCCGGGTAGAGGGTGGCCGTTTGCAGGCGCACGGCATAGTCCTCGTCGGCTTCCAGGCGGCGCTTGGGCAAGTAGCGACGGCCAGCCGCTCGCATCCCGGCGGTGCCTGCCAGGAGGGCATCGATCAGCGGCCAGTGCGTGGCCATTGCCTGGACCTCGGGTGCGGTACGGGCAACGGCAGGGGTGTCTGTGTCGGTGGTCATAATCAGTACAAGGACATCGAAGATTGACTGGCGCTGCGGCGCACCAGTGGCCAGCGATGAGACAGGAAGTAGCCTGCCGCATCGACGGCGTGATCGAACCCGGTGCGTTTATCCGGTTCGCCGTCCTCGGTGTAGGCCTGCTGCTCCAAGGCGGTGCACAGCGTCGGGCAGCGGTCGGTGTTGATCAACCAGCGTCGCTCGCCCGTATCGTTCAGGATCAAGGCGTTTACGGCATTCACCCGATCTCGCACGGCGGGGTTGCTCGCGTTTGCACGGACCGTCAGCCCTGCCGTGCGCAGGATGGAAATATCGGATTCGGCTGCGTTGACCGTCCGCCTGGCTGCGCCCGAGGCATCGGGGTAGATGGTGACGGGGTGCCCGCGCTTGGTAAAGCGAGCGACCAGGATTTGGGCCATGGCTGGGGTGTCGCGCACGCCCACGATTTCGTCTACCGTAATGGGCTGGTTCTCCCGAATGACCGATACGGCGGCCGTCATGTTGAGCACGTTAAAGTCCATGCCGATGTGCACGGGTTCGTCTGGGCGCAGCTGTGCGGGCGTGTGGTTCAGTTTCCGGCTGAAGTCCGGATACACCGAACCCGAGGCCATATTTACAAAGCGCCCGTCCAGATAGGCCTCGATTAGCTGGGGCGGATAGCGCATGCGCAGCGACTCGATGTAGCCCTCGGGCAGATTGGCGGCATTGCTGTGGGTGCTGGCGGTCACCAGTTCGTAGCCGGGGCGCGTCTCTAACGCAAAGAGCTGATAGGTCGCCCGAAACCCTTCCGGAGTGGTCGCCACCAGGATGCGATTTTCGCTGCCGTCGGGAAACTTCTGCCGGATGCGGGCCATGATCTTGCGCCAGACGTCCAGCGCGGCCTGCGTTTTGAGCGTATCGAACTCGTCGATGAAGGCGTGGCCGATCTCAAAGCCGATGATGCGCTCGGGCACATCCATCGTGCGGCAGATGATCCGGCCAAAGCCTGCGATGTAGATGACGTGCTCGGTGCGGTGGATACGAAAGCGCAAGCCCGCCTCGCCCAGGATGTCGCTGATACGCGGATACAGGATGTCGCGCACCAGCGGATAGGTCGGCGCAAAGTAGCCCATGTCTACCTTGGGGTACTTGAACTTTTGCTCCAGCATCTTCAAGACCAGGGTATTGGTCTTGCCCGCCCCAAAGCCCGAGACCATGGCGACAAAGCGTGCGTCAGACGAAAAAAAACGACCCTGCGGAGTCGTCAGTCGGATTTGCATGGAATGCCGTGGCCCTTAATCGGACCCGCCTGTCTGACTACCGGCCTGGATCTGGATCACGATGGGCTCGGTCTGTTCGGTGGCTTCTGAGTCGGTTTTCATGAGTTCCATCCGGGTTTTCTCCAGGCTCTCGATCCTGCCGCCAATGCGGTCGATGAGCGCCGCGTAGTCGCGCCGCTTGTAGCGTTTTTCAGCGGTGGGCTGGTTTTCGCCGCCGATCTTGCGGGCCACGATTTCTTCCAGCTCGGGCTTGTCGCGGGCGGCCTGCTCGGCAGCGAGCGCCCGCACCAGGCGCGTGCGCCAGAGCCGGATCTCATCGTCCACCTTGCCCAGCTGGATTTCTTTCCAGCGGGCTTTTTCCTCATCGGTCAGCACCGTGCCGTAGATGCCGTGCTTGGCGGCGTTCTGGTTGCCTTTGGCAGGCCCCGTGCTGGCTCCTCCGTGAAATTTGCAGCGCCGTTTGCCCTCCAGGGGCCATTGCTGGCAGGGGGTTCCTGCGCGGGTTTTTGCCCCGCATCGTTCTCGGGTCATGGACGACTCCTTGTATCAATCTTTATCAATCAAAATCGCTGAAAGCCCGCATGGATGCTTGGCTTTGATGGTGTGAAGCGCGAATCTACAGGTGTCGCAACGAACACCACCAAGTAGGAGCTCCACCATGAAAAACCAAGCCATCAACGCCCAAGCCCAAAACGAATTTGTCGCCCTGGTGGGCGAAATCCAGGCGCGCATCACACGCCTGCAAGGGGCCCTCGACAACCACTTCGACCTGAACCCCGAGGACATCAACTGGGGCCACGTTGGCGACTTGACGCAGCACCTGGAAGTCCTCACCAACTTGACCGACCGGGTTTTTAACGAAGGCAAATAAGCCAAGCACGAATGCACAGGAGTACGACCATGGCCACAGTCACCATCGAGCGCAAGACAAGCACCGAGGAGAACGTCTCCCTGCGCCACGTCTGGTACGACATCCTCGTTGATGGCCAGTACGTGGCCAGCCGCGACGATGTTTGCGACGCCCTGGACTTGAAAGAGCAGCTCGAAAAATCCCAAACCAACTGATCCCCCCCTGGGCCAGCCAGACTGGCCTAACAAGGAAAACAACCATGACCAAACTGACCACAACCCAACTCGCGATCCTGCACCGTGCAGCCCAAGCCCAGGGCGATGGACGCATTTACTGGTATCCCGACAATCTGAAGGGCGGCGCACGACAAAAGGTCATCAGCGCCCTGGCCAAGCAAGAGTTGATTACCGACGTCGATGGTGCCTGGCATGTCTCGGATGCGGGCTACCAGGCACTGGATGAGCAAGGAGGCGGCGATGTGGCTACAAAAACGCACCACGCCCCCGTTGAAGCAGACCCAGAATTGGATCAAGCCGTCCAGGCGGCGCAAAGGCAGTGGGCAGCGGGCGATGCGCCCCAGCCCGCTAGAGGCCCCGCCGCCGCAGCGCCACAGCGCCCGACGTTGGCCCGGGCAGGCAGTAAGCAGGCGCTGGTGCTGGAGTTGCTACAACGCCCCGAAGGGGCCAGCATTGCGCAGATCATGGACGCCACGGGCTGGCAAGCGCACACGGTGCGCGGCACCTTCGCTGGGGCCTTCAAGAAGAAGCTGGGCCTGGCCATCACTTCGGACAAGGCGCAGGGCGAGGAGCGGGTCTATCGGATTGGTGAATAGCGGACAGTGCGATGTTCGGGGGCGCTCAATCGGAGGCGCCCCATACTTGTTGCCCGATAGATTTAAATTTCTTGATGGTCAGCGTGCCTCGTTCATTTCTTGCTTTGCTGCCTGGGCGTTGCAAGGCCTCGGTGATGGCTTGCCGATCTGCTTCATAGATTGCGTGCGTGGTGTACGCCTGATCCATCAAAACGAGTACGACTGCGTCCCAGGGTTTATCAAGATCCAGTGATCCGAGCCGTTGCCCAGATAGATTCTGGGGATCTGGCAGACAACGGGACTTGACCTGGATTTGGCGTCCGTGAGGATCAATCGCATCGAAGCCCGCTTCCCGGGCGGCCGCCAAGTCGAGTCTCAAGAGCCGAGATGCCTCAAATTCTCCAATTTCTCCGGTGATGCCCAGCGGTTTGCCCGTCAAACGGTAATACTCAATGGCAATCGCCTTGGCCTGCTTTAATAAAGCGGTGATGCGGTTCTGATCGGTTGTGGGGGTCATTGCAATCGGTCCGAATGTTATGCCTGACTATTATGCCAATACGTTTGCCGCCAGATTATCGAATACCACCCCATCGGCCTCGCGAGAGGCCGTTTGCCCTGTGAACTCTTGCCAGCGGCGCACGATCACATCTACGTACTTTGGATCGAGCTCAATGAGCCGTGCCGCACGGTCAGTTTTCTCGCAGGCAATGACTGTGGTGCCAGAGCCGCCGAAGGGATCGAGCACAACGTCACGGGTTTTGCTGCTGTTGCGCACCGCCCGCTCGACCAACTCCACCGGCTTCATGGTGGGATGCAGGTCGTTTTTGGCGGGCTTTTTGATCTGCCAGACATCTCCCTGGTCGCGTGCCCCACACCAGTAGTGGTCGGTGCCGTCCTTCCAGCCGTAGAGAATCGGCTCGTACTGGCGCTGGTAATCGGCACGGCCCAGCGTGAAGGTGTTTTTCGCCCAGATGATGAAGGTCGACCATTTGCCACCAGCCGCCCGAAACGCGGCTTGCAGCGTATCCAGTTCCGATGAGGACATCGCGATATAGACAGCACCCTTGGTAACGGAGAGCAGGTTCGTGGAGGCTGCGATCAAAAATCCCTGAAAATCCTCGCCCAGGTTGTCGTTCAGGATCGGGCGGTTCGTGCCGCGCATCTTATCCTTGGCGGAGTTGGCGTAGTTCACGTTGTAGGGAGGATCGGTAAAGGCCATGTCGGCCAAGCCGCCATCGAGTAGCCGCGCGTAGTCCTCAGCCTTGGTGGCGTCCCCGCATAGCACGCGATGTGGGCCGCAGATCCAGAGGTCACCGGGTTGCGTAATCGGGTTTTCCTGAACCTCGGGAACAGCATCCTCGTCAGTCAGACCCTCGTTGCCCTCTGCGCCATCGGCCAGCAAGTTTTCGAGCTCCTCGTCATCGAAGCCCAGGAGATTCAGGTCAAAGTCGAGCCCCTGCAAGTCTCCCAGCTCCAGGCGTAGCAGTTCCTCATCCCAGCCTGCATTCATCGCCAGTCGGTTATCGGCCAGGATGTAGGCGCGCTTCTGGGCGTCAGTCAGGTGCGAGAGTTCGATGACCGGGACAGTTTCTAGGCCCAGCTTGCGAGCCGCCAGCAGCCTGCCGTGCCCTGCGATGACGCCATTGTCCCCATCGACCAGGATCGGGTTTGTCCAGCCGAACTCCTGAATGGACGCTGCGATCTGGGCGACTTGGGCATCATTGTGCGTCCTCGCATTGCGGATGTAAGGAATCAAGGCGGCGACAGGGCGCAAATTGATGGACAAAAGGTCAATTGTCATGAACTTGTTTCACAATATGAAATTCGGATCACACAGACGACTGCATAGCAAAATCGCGCCTCAACCCAGCAACTTCTTCGAAAGGCTGCTCGGTTTGGGCCAAGGTGATGGGGACATCTGGATAAAGTCGGCGGAATCGCTCGATGGCCACATCCACGTATTCGGGGGCAAGCTCCACGGCCCGCATCTGGCGGCATGTGCGTTCTGCCGCAATGAGGCTCGTGCCAGAGCCACCAAAGGGCTCAAAGCAAATATCCCCAGGGCTGCTGTACGCCTGCAAGATGAATTCGGGCAGCGCTACCGGAAATACTGCAGGGTGGTCGATGCCTTCACCGATCTTGCCCTTCTGGCGCATCACGCGGATCACGCTGTCGGGGATGCGGGTGTCTTGCGTGGGCATACCTTTGTGCGTCCAGCCGCCGACTTCGCCATCGGGTTTGCGCATCGCGGTGGACGACCCATCAGCGCGCAGGTGCGTCTCCTGGCCCGCCCACTTGCAGGGCACGATCTTGTTGGGGCGACGCGCCTGGCGATTAAAGTGGAAGATGAACTCGAACGACGGTGCCAGCCGCCCGTTCCAGTCTCCCGGCATCCCAGGGCCCTGGTCCCAGACGTACCAGGCAAAGCGTCGCCAGCCTTGTTGGCGCATCCAGGCCAGCCACTGATCCCAATACGGGATGAATTCATTGTCTTGGTGCACGAGCCCGAGATTCACCAGCACCTGGCCGTCGGGGGCCATGGGCAGTGCCGTACAGACTGATTGCATCAGGGCGTCCCAGTCGGCAATGCCACCCGTGGTGTAGTTGCGTTGGTTGGCGTAGGGTGGTGAGGTAAAGCACAAGGCGGCATCGCTGCCATCCATGACTTGCGCAACGAGGTCCAGATCGCCCGCATCACCACAACCCAGCCGATGGTGGCCGATTTGCCAAATATCGCCCGTGCGACTGACTGCTTCTGTGGGGGTTGCGGGGATTTCATCGTTCTCGACGTCTCCATTCTCTCCGATGGTCTTGTCCTCATTGGCCACCCCCAGTAGTTGTGCGACCTCGGCATCCGAAAAGCCGGTCAGGTCCAGATCGACGCCCTCAAGGCTCAAGTCAGCCAGTTCGATGCCCAGCAGCTCCTCGTCCCATCCGGCGTTCAAGGCCAGTTTGTTGTCGGCAAGGATAAAGGCACGCTTTTGCGACTCGGTGAGGTGCGCGAGTTCAATCACCGGCACCGTATCCAGGTCGAGTTTGCGGGCAGCAAGCACCCGCCCGTGGCCTGCGATGATGCCGTGCCGACCGTCGACCAGGACCGGGTTGTTGAACCCGAACTCGCGGATCGAGGCAGCAATCTGCGCCACCTGCGCATCGCTGTGCGTTCTGGCATTGCGGGCATACGGAATCAGGGATTCGGTTCGGCGGTATTCGATGTGCAGATCAGGCATGGTGTGCAGGCATGAAAAAACCCACCGAGGCAACGCCAGGGTGGGCAGGTAATGAAATGAGTGGTTGCGGCTATCCGGATTTATCTGCAAGTCGTGCAATGCAGCCGGTGAGTATCTGGTGCAGTTCCTTGGCCTGATTGTGCAGGGCCGTCATCTGCGCGTGCATCGCCACGGTATCGAGAGCATTTTCAATCTGGTCAGTCGGGATGACGGCGTAGGTCTCCAGGCTCTGGATCATGCGCAGGGTTCTTGCACTTGCTGCTGAGAGCAGCACGACAGGTGGTGCCTCCGAGCTAAGCATCAAGGCGGGGACATGCTCGGCTCCGGCCGGGATATCGGCGGTGTCATCTGGGCATTGGATGTAGGTGGGCTGATTCACTGCTTGGCCTTGCTGACTTGATGTCACCAGTATGGCGATATCAGCGGGGAAGCCAAGGTCAGTGATGATTCTGGTCATGAAGGTGGGAGGCTTCTGGGTGCGGTGGCGCGGTTTCCTTGCCGCCCGCACTTCTGTCCAGAAGATAGCTGAAATTCTACGGGAAATTGCCGAAAGTGTTTCACGCTCGCCGGGGCTGAAAGTGGACAATCAAGGCAAAGTGAGGACAAACGGGGCAAGCGTTACCCCGCGTGGCTCAGGGCCTTCGAGAGATGTTGCTCCGTGTCCATCTGATTAAAAGGTCATTGTGATGATTTTCCGTAGCGCTTCAGCAGTTGATCAAGACGTTCTTCATCTCGTTCGCTGAAGCTGTCCGTCGAGAACAGCGCCTTTTCGTCGGCACCATCAAGGCGAGTGACGGTGACGGTCAGAACGGCATCAGCAGGCGACTTTACCTTACCCCATTCGCCGAACTGGTTGGGCGCAAGTGACCACGTCGCTTCTTCACCAGGCTCCAGACCACCGGAAATTTTGTAGTTGAAGGTTTCCTGTAGCCATGGCACAGCCCTATCCGGGCTTGCGAGTATGCCCCGGAAATAGGCGCGAGAGATCGGGTGAGACGTATCATTCCGAACAGTCATTTCGATGATGGGTTGGTCACTGCTGTAACGTTTGGGTTCCTTGTAAAACCGTGATCGAAGAACAATGAAGTTGGCGAGATCCTTCTTGGCTTCCTCAGCGGTACGCCGCTTCGCTTGCAGTTCATCAATCTCTTCAAGAGCCTGCGTTTTTGCTTGTGCTTCCCGCTTGAGACGAACCTCGTCAGCATAGGCAATGACTTCTGGACCGGTCTTGCCACTGATTTCGCTTTTCATCCTTTGTTGAAAGTCATCTATGGCCAAATCTTGGGCGGTTTCACCTGCCAGTGCGCTGGCAAAAATGTGCTTCACATCTATGCTGTTTGCTACCAAGGTTTTAATGGCGTCGTCGAAGGCAGTGCGTTGATCACTTGGTAAAGCGTCACGGACTTTTGCAACAGAAGTTTTCATGTTTTCGTCTGAAGACGTGTCTATGCGATGTTCGGTGCAGCTTGCTACAAGCGGCAAGATCAGGAACAAGACGGCTAGCCAGGAATTTTTCATGGGTTTGCTCCGTAGGATACATTTTGGAACCATTATATCGGTGCGTAGTACCGGTTATGAGTATTGCGTAGTGTGAACGTAAGTTAACGGGTGATGGGGGAGGGGTGCATCAGATTGAGAGCGATACATTCCAATGCCCGCTGCCAACGCCGCCACGCAGTGCTGCGGTCGCATCCAAAGCGTTTGGCGATGGCCTGCCAGGGGTAACCCTTGGCTCGCATCCAGACAAGGTGGCGCTGTTCGATTTCCAGCCACACCATCCAGCGCGAGGCCTCCAGCATCCGGTCAATCGCCTGCGGGCTGGGGGGAAAGTGGCGCTCTGGGGGATCGTCAGCGGCCATCGTCTCCCAGGCTTCTCGGATGATCATTGGCCACGCGTTGAAGTGGCCCTGCACTTGCATGGCAGGCAGCCGCCGGGAGGTGTCGATGGCTTCTTCCAGACGAAGTGCCACCTGCTCAGTGGTCCATGGCTTGCTCACATCCCCCCTCCCTGAGTAGCCAACGCCCAGTGCAGGATGGCCAGCGCATCGGCCTCGTTGTCGTCTGCGGGATCAAAGCCCCAGGTGTGGGCTGCCGCAATAACTGCCTCCTTGCCTGCGTTGCCTTTGCCGGTGGCGTGCTTTTTGATGGTGCCCACCGGTACCCCCTGGTACGGGATCTGGTGGTGTTCGCACCAGGCGGTCAGATGCGCCAGGAATCCGCCGTACGCGTGGGCGGCATCCACGCCCGCGTGACGCCTGACTTCCTCAAAGTAGACTGCGTGGATGACATCGGCTGTCTGCTTCACTTCGGTCAGCCACCGGCGAAAGCGTAGGTAGCGCATCCCGCCGCCCTCAAAACGCTGGGGCCGAAAGGATTCGCTGCCGCTCGTGGTGGTGCCGTCGACCAGACGCAGTGCCCAGCCGGTTGTCGTGCCCAGGTCCAGGGCGAGGATTGTGGTGATCATTTCCATGTCCTTTTTCTGCCGGGTGACGGATGTGACGGGTTCACCGGTTAAACCTCCTTACGCGCGCACGTGTAGCGTGTAAAGCAGTAGACCTGTCACATCCGTCACCCTGGCTGGATTCAGTCATCGCGATACGGGGTGTATCCCCGGTCTGGTTTTGGTTGCAATGCAATACCAGCGAGTGCCCGAATACCTCCGTGTAGACGGCATTTGTCGAATTTGCGAACAGCCATTTCTTCCGAGAATCGCTTCACGGACCCGACATACTCGCCAGCGCGTTCGGCCCACTCGCGCCAGTCGGCAAAGAGGTCGGATACGGCCTCACGGTGCGTTTTGCCGGTGAAGCATCGTTCATCCATCCACTGACCAAGGGCGTCCTCAGCCTCGAAGTATTCATCCGTGGCCTCGACCACAACTGCCGGGGGCTCCAAGCCGCCTCGCTGCCAGTCCAGGCACCCTTGGACGGCCCAGGCGAGAATTTCGTCGCGCTCGGCCAGGAGCTTCTCGGTCAACCGCCCATCGCGCCTGTCAGGTGGCACGGTGACGGTGAACGGAATCAGGTGCAGACGGCGGCGCATGGCCTCGTCGACGTTTCGGATGGACGGCTTGTGGTTGCCCGCGATGATGAGCTTGAACTGTGGCGTGTACTCGAAGAAGTCCTGGCGCATGAAGCGGGCGGAAATCTTGTCGCCGCCCGTGATGGCTTTGACCTTGGACTCGTTCCAGCGCCGTCCCTGTTCGGTCTCAATCGAGGACACCATCCTGGCACCGCGAAGCCCCGCGAGATCGGTGGGATGCCGGTCGCCTCGGACATCCATGAAGGTGTCCATGGCTGCGTTGGCTGCGTAGTCCCCAAGGATCGTCGTCACTACGTTCACGAACACCGACTTGCCGTTGGCCCCGGTGCCGTAGAGGAAGAACAAGGCGTGGGCAGCGGTGGAGCCCGTCAAGCAGTAGCCCACGACCCGTTGTAAGTACGCCTGCAGGTCTTGGTCGCCGCCTGTGACATCGTCCAGAAACGAGAGCCACAGTGTGGGCTTGCCTTTTGGTGTGGCGGTGGTGATCTTGGTCATGCGATCCTGCCTGTCGTGCGCCCGAAGGTGGCCCGTGCGCAGGTCCACCACGCCGCCTGGGGTGTTTAGCAGCCACACGTCGGCATCCCACTCATCGGTGGTGGCGGCGTGCCTGCGGTCGGTGCGTGCCAGGTGCTCGACGCCCCCGACGGTGCTGCTGGCTGCGAGCTTTGCAGCCAACCGGTGGGTGCTCGCTGACGTGGCGGCGTCACGGCAGATGGAGCGGATGAGGTGGCGCACGAGCAGCGTGTCGTCAGCCTGCCAGCGGCGGGAATCCCACACGAGCCATTTGCCCCATCCGGCCACATAGCACCAGTCCTCGGCGTAGGTTTCCGTGAAGGCCAGAGCCAGTGCATCGTCGGTCGCCCAGACGCTTGCCTGCTGGGTGGGGGCCGACGTGGTGGGCTTCATGTTCATGCGTGGGCCGTGGGCGATGAAGTCAGCTACATCGAACCCTTCCGCCAAGGCGTCCGCAGCATCCCACCCTTCGGGTTTGTCGTCGGGTGGCAGCAGTACGTCGCAGGACACGGCACCCGCTGCCAGGGCAGCCTGGGCTGCGGCGGTGGCGTACTCCCAGCCCGGTTTGTCGCGGTCGGGCCAGAGGATGACGGTTTTGCCTGCAAGCGGTGCCCAGTCGGTTTTCTCGACTGGTGCTTTGGCTCCGTTCATTGCCGTGGTCGCCACAAAGCCCACGTCGATGAGCGCCTGCGCACATTTTTCGCCTTCGACGAGGATGACCTCCTCTGCTGCCAGCATCCCCGGCTGGTTGTACAGGGGGCGGGGCTCGGGCGGTGCCATCTTGCGCCGTGTGGCATCCCAGGGACGAAACTCCTTCCTGCGCCCCGGTGGGTCGTAGCGGTAGACGACGGCCAGCAGGCGACTGTCAGCGTCGTGGTAGTCCCACTTGGCTGTCACTGGCCCCAGGTTGTCCGTGGGCGGTTCACGCCTGGCAGGCTGCGCAGGTGCCGCCGTGGCGTGGCCAGCCAGATCGGCTGCGTGGTTCAGGACCGCCGCAAAATCTATGCTGGCGTTGATCCCGGCGTACAGAGCGATCAGATCAAAGATGTCGCCGCCGTCGCCTGTGGCGCGATCTGTCCAGAGGCCTGCCTTCTCGCCTGCGAGCACGACCTCGAGGCTGTCTCCCTCGGAGCCGAACGTGTCGCCCACACGAAACTTGCCGTGGCGGATTTTGCCAGCAGGGAACATCGTGGTGAGCACCGATTCAAGACGGCTGAGCAAGGCCTGGTGAATCGCATCGCGATCCATGGCTTTTACTGTCTCAGGCATTACTGCGTCATTGAAGTCCAGCATCGCCGCCCTCCGTGCTGTCAGCTTGCTGATTGACGTTGTTGCGTTTGGCCCAGGCGAGCAGTTCGCTCAAGCGATAGCGCACGAGGCCCCCCATCAGGTAGTGCGGGATGCGAAAACGCGTGCGCATGGCGCGGTCGTTGAACCAGTAAAAGGGCAGGCAAAGCGCTGTGGAAGCCTCGCGTCCGTCGATCATGGGTTCGGCATTGATCCGATCAGTCGTCACATCGGGCTGAGTTTCATCTGCGATATTGCGTGTCATCGTTCTGTGCTCCAGCACCGGTCCTGCCAAGGGCACATCCGGCACTCAAAATGGGTTGCATCGTGGAAGGCGCGCGGCAACTGTTCACCGGCCTCAGTGGCTGTGATGACCTTCACTGCACGATCCGACATGCGCTGGGCAAGGGCCGCATCAAAGGGCACCAACTCGGTGTGGATCGCCATCGTGTCGGCGTTCACGGCTGTGAAAATGGCGGGGTTTTCGTGCAGGCCCAGATAGGCCTGGTAGACGGCGACCTGCGCGGCGTACACGGGCTTTGAGGTGACTAACCCTTTCTTGACGAGGTCCGTCCAGGATTTATTGCCCAGCGCCTTGTTCTCCCACAGCGCTGGGTAGGCAAAGCCTTCGGGCCCGCCCACGAATACGCCGTCGCAGTGGCCACGCATCTTGCCGCCCGCCACCGCGAAGCCGAACTGCTGGCCGTCCTGGCCTTCGGTGCGAAGGATGAAGCCTGCAGCACGCAGCCAGCGGATCATCATGTCCTCCATGACGTGGCCGCGCTCGAAGATGCGCATGATCCGCCCGGAGAACCCCCGGCCGTGATCGACGGGGGCCTTGGCGTATTCGTACTGCAGGGCGCGCTCGCAGGGCACCCCCAGGCGCGAGGCTCCAAGGTACTGGCGCGGTGTGGCGGCATCGCGCTCGGCCACCAGGGCATCATCGATCAATGCCTGCAGCCGTTCCGAGAGCGTGGCAGATGAATTGAAATCCATCATTTGGCAGCCTCCTTCCAGGGCAGATCGTCGGTCATGCCCGAAAAGGGGTTCTCATCCAGGGGGTCGGCTGCAGGGGCCACGCCCCGCACCGGCGGGTACTTGGCACTGTCGTGGTGGGCAGCCATGGCTGCCGCCCACCCGCCCACGATGGCTTCGATCACCTGCAGCGCCTCAGCTTCGCTGTACTCGCCCAGGGGCTTTGTGAAGCCGATGGCCTCTGCAGCTTGGCCGAAGGCCTTCAGGCACAGGCGCATCGCACCACGTTCGATGTCAGTGATGTTTTCCATCGCCGCCTCCCTGAGATTTGCCGAGCCGTCCTGCACTCTCAGCCAGTTGCCGTAAAGCCCATGAAAAATGTCTTGGCAGCGTTTTGAGCAGAAGACCCAATCGGTGGGATAGCGCCTGGGCTCGCCTGGCGCAAACCTGCCATCCGTGTGACCGAAGCCACGTGTAGACCGTGAACAAATCCAGCATTTCACGCGACCTCCTTACAGAGCCCAGGCAGGCTTGCCCGTTGCTGCCGGGGCGATGGCCTGTGTAGTGGCTGGGACGGTCGCTGCGGTGGGCTTGGCGACGGGCGCTGTGGTTGTGGGGTTACCAGCTGGGGCGGCCTTCGCGGGCACGCCCATGAGCTTGGCGTACTGTGGGTGGTCGGGTTCGATGGCCACGTGGATGACGTTCCTGTCGTCTCCACGGCCATCTTTTTCGATGTCGATGCGAGCCAGGAACTCGATGCCGTCCAGATCAGCAAAGCCCTGGATGCGTCGCGCGGCTGCGGCCTGCGGGCTTTCGTCCTTGGGGTGGACATTGCGTGCCGAGTTCAGCACGGCGCGAATGAATGTGCGCCCCATCTGGCCCCAGGTCGGGCCTTTGCGCGAGTGCAAGCCGATCAAAGACCAGACCTTGCGTTTGGCATACTCACCGGAAAGGACAACATATTCGCAAGACAGGTATACCGATCCGGTCTCGAAGGTCTCGGTCGCGTAGCCCCCGGTCCAGCCCTGGGCAGGATCGTCGTAACCGCCGGGGCGGATCGTCATGCGCACCGGCAAGATGGTGCCCTTGGGGATCAGGTCGAACCCAGATTGCTGCGATTCGGCGTCATTGAAGTCGTTCCAGGACGTGGCGCTATTGTTGGTCGTCATGGTGGATTACTCCTTGGATTCGGTAGATTGGGCGGGCAGGGTGGTGCCGGTGCATTTGGCGATCAAGGCACCGAGGTCAGGCGGTTCAAGTAGATCCAGGCGACCAGAGCGGTCTTTGGCAGGAAGCCCGTAGGGATTGACCGTGTGGCAGACAAAAGCGCGGTAGGACGAGCCATCTTCGGCCTTGATTTCGGCCAAGGTGATGACTTCATCGACGATGCCGGGAAGCTCAGAGGCGGTTTTGCTGCCCTCGATTTGCGGCACGAAGATGCGCCGGTTGAAGTCGTCTGTGCGTTCTTCCAGGATCGCCACGAAGACCACGTTTTTGCCCCGGGCGTGTTGCAGGTGGGTCAGCGCCGTCACCATTTCCTGACCCAGGAGGCCATAGGCACCTCGGCTATCGGGCTTGCCGGTGCGTTCCGAAAACGCCTGTGGCTGGGTCTTGGCCCAGACCATGGCAAGGCGCGACAAGACGGTGAGGCTATCGACAAAGTACGTGGTGTACTTATCCAGCTGCGTGGGGTCGCCGTAGCGTTCGCACACTGCTTGGTAATGCGCTTCGGAAAAGGCCGAGTCGGGCGGTAGTGCCCGATTGGGCCCAGCCAAGAACACCACAAGGTCGCGGAATTCCGGCCAGGTGGCAGGGCGCACGCAGTCGCCCCGCCAGTCCTTGACAGCCAGATCGCCCGCCTCGAGATCGACGAATAAAGTGCTGGTCTCAGGTAAGGTTTTGAGCAGCGTAGTCTTGCCGATGCCAGCCTTCCCGAACAAGGCGATCTTGGCACCGCTGTGTTCGGCCATGCGTTCGTCGGCGCTGATGATGGGGAGTGTCATTACGCCACCTCCGCCAGCAGATCAGCCACAGCAGGGTTCCAGAGGATCTGGTAGCCCGAGTGGCCGTTCCTCGAGTAGGGCATAGCCTCGGCCCATTGCTGGCCGTCGTCAGTTAGCTCCCACTCATCACGGTCGTTGCGCAGTTGCATACCGTGCTGGGCAAGCAGCTGGTTGGTCGCCTTGGGCGATTTGCCGATGAGTTTGCCCAGTTGCGTCGCATTCAGTGCGCAGATCGGTTCGTCGTTGGCGGGCAGCGCACGGCGCAGGGTTTCGACAGCAAGCCCCGTGTTTTCCGAGATGCATGTCAAGGTGGCTGCCATGGCAATGCCGTGCTTGACGCCGGGGACCTTGGCCACGGCCTCACCCATCAAGAGCAGCGCCTGGACCTGATCCTGGGTGGGCGATGGCAGCGCGGCCAGCGATCCGGGTGCGGCGTAGTGACCAGTCTGACGGATAGTGGGCAGCACATCGTGCGTGACCCAACGTTTGAATTTTCTGGCCTTCTTCATCTTGCTGCCGAAAACAAGGCAGTACACGCCAGATTCATTGATATGGTTTGTCATCTGGTTGCGGCCAAGGGTGTCGATGACCTCACGTTTCGTTAGGTCATCTTCTTCAACGTGATCAGTGATCGCTTTTGACGGATTGCTGTAACCCAAGATTGCGCAGACATCGCTGGCGACAAACCAGGGGGCGCCGGACTCATCGAGCTGAATGCGAACGTGCTGGTTTTCAAAGGCAAAGGGCATGGTCGCGGACATGGTCAGTCCTCCATGACGGTCAGGGTGAAGGTGGGCTTGCCAGCCTCGACGGTGCGGGCGGGGGCAAACTGCTCGCGCAAGGCCGGTGGCCAGGCGGTGTACTTGGATTCAGGCACTGAGAGCTTCACATCAATGAAGTCCTCGACGCGGTCGCCAGAGGCGGTGATGCGCCGTGCGATTTCGGCGAGCTTCGCCTGATCCCAGCGGACTTTCTTGGGCAATTCCGCCTTGATGGCCACGGCACCGTCAGCGATGTGGGCGGTGCCGAAGTCTCGCCCAGTGGCTGCCAGAGCGGCCTGGGCTTGCATGGCATAGCGTTTGATAAGAGCCGTATCGACCTGGGCCTTGGCCTTTTTGATCAACGCCGCCTGGTAGTCCAGACCCAGCACCAGCTCTTGCAGGCGGGTCGCGTCCAGGCGGGTGAGATCGGTTTGCAGGAGCCGAACCAGATCGGCGGGGAGAATGGTGATGTCGTTCATCGCTGCCCCCATTACTGGTACGCCCGAGCCGAGGTCGAGCAGCGCGAGACGCGCAGCTCGTAGGCCTCGACTTCGCAGAGCAAGTACGTAACCCGAGAACCTAACTTGCAGAAGATGGGACCCAGGGACTGCTGACGCCAGCGCTGCAGGGTTTTGACGGACAGTCCCCAGCGAGTGGCCAGTTCGTATTCGTCAAGGGCAAGGCGGTGGGTTTTGCTCGGGTGTGCGGAGGGAGTAAGGCTTTTCATGGAACTGCTCCTGTTTGAAAGGAGCTTCCATTGAGCCTTTTTGGGCCTCGTGAATTGACGCGATATTCACGCGATTAACACGCGATTAACACGCGGCTTTGATTTATATAGAAATTGTCAGAACTGATCTTCGAGTATGACCTAGTCGTCCTCAGTTGCCTCTGGCGTGTAGTAGGAAGGCAACCCAATGTTCAATTCCCATGTGTGTGCGCGATTTTCTCGATCAGCGCCACGGATGTAAGTCTTCCATTCTGGTGCAGTCTTGAAAAAGTCTGAAAAATATCGAAACTCGATATTTGCCTGCCCTTGAATGACCCTTAGGCCAAGTTTCTGACGGCCGTTATTCCATGCATCCACGAGTACGCGAACAACCGCAATCCAGTCTGGCTTGTTTAGGGTCCAAGGTTTCTCCCACGGGCCAACTAGCTGAGCGGTACGGCGGTCGATCTCGATAAGCCGCGGCGCGTCCACGCTCTCGCCCAGGCGTTGTCCGCGTTGGATGTCGCCGTGCGCCAGAGAAAAATCAATGTGTCCTCCACCGTCTGTCTGGCGGAATAGTTTTTCCAATGGGATGACCAATCCAGGCCCCAGGTAGCTACATATTGGCTGGGAGGTGGATGTCAGAATGATGCTGTAGCCATAGTTGCCCCTGCGCATTTCTGCATCCATCTTGTTAGCGTGCTTTGCATCGCACAGACGGGTTACTAGAAATACGGGCAGATGAAGCCCGCAGAACGGATAGTCGCCAAGAATCCGAGGCTCATCGGCTTCATTTGAGGCGACAAGTGGACGGTCGCTCAATGAGCTCTCGAGCAGGGTCAACAGCCTCTCGCGCAGGAATCCTTTGTTGATGCCGTATCGGGTGACGTCGCTGTCCGTCAGGTCGAATCGCTCTTCAGTGAATTCATCCTCAGCCCAGATGGATGTACTGTTGCTGCGTACAGGAAGCGTTTGAACACGCTCGTCTTCCCCATCGGTCGAGATGCGCAGCGTGACTTCCCGGCCAGGCTTTTTACGGCTGAGCATGCCCGTCTTCAGTAGCTCTGACGGAATCAGGTTCAGAGATCGTAGAAAATATCCGTCGACGACATCGTTTTTGATATCGAGGAGCCGCATTTCCGCTTCGAACTGCGTCAGGTCGGACCCGGGAGCCGGTGGGTCGATCAAGGACAGGATGCCCACTGATTGCAAAAGGTCTTCGGCAACCCGGCGTAGACGCGGGTCTGGATGGGTAAAAATTGAACATTTGCCATCGGCATTGACGGTGATATCCAGTGACCGAAGGCTATTCTCGCCGTGCAGCGTTACCTCGAATGACAGTACAGCCTCGCGCACTTCTGCTGTCGACGCGATTGGGTTGTTGTCCCCGAAGTGATCGTGGACAACGTCCCACAGATTTTCATCGCTCGATAGGTCGATTGTCATGTTGTGCCGTGACCGGCCTAGTGCAATGGTCAGGCTGACGAGCCACGCCTTGTCGACTCTCGCGCCTGGAGAGCTTGCCTGAGTAAGGTCGACGCGTTGCTTCAAAATATTCAGGTCGTAGTAAGCCGTATTCACCGGGCTATCCGATAGCGCCATCCCGAGCCCCTGGTCTGCCACCTCGTCGGCCAGTTGCTTGGCTAAACTTTGACGTGCACAGAGCACATGGATTTGTTTCTTGCTTGGGTCGTAGACGACCGTGGCTTCCAGGGCAGGGATGTACTCGTGGATGCTGCGCTTACGCTGTCGGATTTCCCGAAGGATGCGCATCTGGCCAGGGTGGTACAGCACCAGGTAGTGCAGCTGCTTGGATACCCCATCCTGGTTGTCCTCGACCTCAAAGTGGATCATTTCGCATTCATCGGCTGCGCTGGCGTCGAGTTGTAGCGCCTGGATGACGGCGCTTTGCAGGCTCTCAGTTGCTTGATCGTCCCAGGAGAAATCTGTGCTGCAGTCACCCAGAACATTGAAACTGCTATACCGTTTATGCCTGTAGAAGTGACGGGTCATGCAAATCGCTTCCATCTGGTCAAAGACCGTGGGAGCGTGAACGCGAAGCCAGACCAGTTGGGCGTATCTGTCTGCCGATCTATCAAAAGCCGGTGTGCTGCTGGTTGCGTCGGGGGGCGGCAGATGATGGTGGGCGTGTCGTAGCAGTGAGTCGATATAGACTCCGAGCATCTGAATGAAACGACTGGCGTCGTCGTTTGTGCCTGCGAGGTCTGCCGGGGTGAGCGTGGCCAGCTCATCGAGGATTCCATGGCGGATTGCGTCGCCGTCCTGCACTCCCGATGCGGTTACGGCTGTCATGGCCTTCTTGAGGCACGCGTATTCGCTCAGGGTGGATAGTGTTTTCATGGTGGCCACGTTCAGCCAACTGAGCAGCTCGACCAGGCTTTTTGCGTTTCCGAGCTTCTTCTTTTTTGCCATTTGTCTATCTTCTCCTCTTGGTCGATCGTTACACCCTGCAGTATATCGACGCAATCGTATGCTTACCCCGCATTGCGATTCTGATTGGAGGTTTTCCGGGATCATGGAAGCAATTTCGATGACTTGAAACTGCCAGCCAATGAACCCCGTAGAACTCCCCTATCCACAGAAGATGTCGCCTGCTGACCGTGCACGCGAGCTTGTCCAGATTCTGGCCGTGGCTATCACCCGCATCAGTGGCGTTGATCGCACAGAGAGCGAAGTTGGGCTTGGCTTCTCGCCCGAGCGAAGCGTTCATACAACCTCCTATCAAGATGAGGAGTTGTCGTGAACGATAACGATTCCGTCGCCGCCCGCGTGGCCGAACTGCCGTCCTTGCCGATGGCCAGTCTCTGGGCCCTGTGGGACAAGTATTTCGATGCCCGCCCCCAGTACCCCAACCGCAGTCACATCCAGTCGCGCCTGGCCTACAAGATCCAGGAGGAGGCCTACGGGGGACTGAATCCGGCCACGCGCAAGCGCCTGGAAGCCATCGGGGCGAGGCATTCCAAGATCAAGGTGCGAGCACCGGCCAAGACCCGAGCATTTGCCCCAGGCACGGTGTTGGTGCGCGAATGGGGCGAGGCAGAGCATCGTGTGACCGTCACCGCTGACGGTCGATTTGACTACGACGGCCAGACCTTCAAGAGCCTGACAGCAGTGGCCCGCCACATCACAGGTGCCCACTGGTCTGGGCCCCTGTTTTTCGGGTTGACCGGGGGTGGGCGATGAATACGGTTGCCCAGAAGGCCACACGCAAACGCTGTGCGGTGTACTGCCGGGTGTCGACGGACGAGCGCCTGGATCAGGAGTTCAACTCCATTGATGCCCAGAAGGAGGCGGGCCACGCCTACATCGCCAGCCAGCGCTCGGATGGCTGGATCCCGGTGGCAGACGACTATGACGATCCCGGTTACTCGGGTGGCAACACCGAACGCCCAGGCTTGAAGCGCCTGTTGGCGGACATTGAAGCCGGGGCCATCGACATCGTGGTGGTCTACAAGATCGACCGATTAACGCGTAGCCTCGCAGACTTCTCCAAGATGGTCGAAGTGTTCGAGCGCCAGCAGGTGTCCTTCGTATCCGTTACGCAGCAGTTCAACACCACGACCAGCATGGGACGGTTGATGCTCAACGTCCTGCTGTCCTTTGCGCAATTCGAGCGTGAGGTGACTGGCGAGCGCATCCGCGACAAGATTGCTGCGGCCAAGAAGAAGGGCCTGTGGATGGGCGGGGTGCCACCATTGGGCTACGACGTAGTGGATCGCCAGCTGGTCGTGAACCAGGCTGAGGCCAGCGTGGTGCGCCGCATCTTTGCCGAGATGCTGACCATCGGCTCCCCGACGGTTATTGCCCAACGGCTGGCTGGTGAAGGAGTGACGACCAAGGCCTGGACGACCAAGGCAGGCGTTCATCGTGCAGGCACGAGGATGGAGAAAAAGTACCTGCACAAGTTGCTGAGAAACCGCATCTATCTGGGCGAACTGTCGCACAAAGGCTCCTGGTATCCAGCAGCCCACCCGGCCATCATCGACCAGGGCCTGTGGGATCAGGTGCATGCGGTGCTGGCTACAGATGGTCACGAGCGTGGCATCGAAACCATGACCCGTAGGCGCATTGACGCGCTGCTGCGCGGCATCCTGTACGACGCATCCGGAGATCGGATGTACCCGACCTATACGCGCAAGGCCGGTCGTCAGTACCTGTATTACATCAGCCAGCGCATCTCGCGCTACGGGGCGGCAGGCCGGAAGACACTGCGCCTGCCTGCCGCAGAGATTGAAGCCGCTGTGCTGGGTCAGATCCGGTCGGTGCTGGCAAGCCCAGAGGCCATCGCGGCAGTCGTCCAGGAGGTTCGACACCAGGACCTGCCGGTCGATGAGGCCATTGTGGTGATGGCGATGGGTAATCTCAGCCAAGTGTGGGATCAGCTTTTCCCCGTCGAGCGCCACCGGATCACGAACCTGATGATCGAGCGCGTGGATCTGGTCGATGGTGACGAAGGGCAGGGCATTCGCATTGCCTGGCGGGAACTGGGCTGGCGTGCTTTGATTGCCGAGTTCGCCGGAGGCACCATTGGGGCTGAAATGGTGGAGGCAGAGTGATGGAGGCGCTGCAGACATTCACCTCGGTGACCTTTACCCGCACGAAGGGCAGGCTGCAGGCCGATGGCGGGAGCCCCCGACATGATGCCCGGATTGTCGAGGCAATTGCCCGGGCGCACTTCTGGCAAGGGCTCCTGGACGAGGGGATGTTTGCCAGCATCAGCGATCTGGCTCGCGCAGAAGGTCTGCAGCCCACGACAGTGGCCAGACTCCTGCGTCTGACGCGTCTGGCCCCCGATGTGATCGAGTCAGTCATGGTAGGTGAGCAGCCGCGCAGGCTCTCACTCTACTGGTTGCAGCGCCACGACATCCCGATGGCGTGGGGGCAGCAGCAGGCCGTGTTGAATGCATTGAACTGAGGGGCGGATATGAACAAGGACCAGGGCAAACAGATGGGGCAGCCCAAGACCCGAAACCTGCCTGCCCCAGCGGGTGGTGTGCGGATGGAAACCTTCATCCCCTGGACGCTGGTCAAGCGGGGAGCCAAGAAGGAGGTCATCACGCCACTGGATGCCCCGCAGGCGTTTCAGATGCAGGCAAAGCAGGCGCAGAGCGAGGCGGGGGCTGACGGAGAGACCCCGCTGCTGCGGTCGCTGGGCCTGGCACATCACTGGCAGCGGCTGCTCGACGAGCGAAAGGTGGCGTCGGTGGCCGAGATCGCCCAGGTTGAAGAGGTTGACGTCACGCAGGTACGCCGCTTGCTGCGCCTGAATCTCCTGTCCCCCCAAGTCATCGAGTTGCTGATGCAATCCAGCAACGCCCGTCTGGATGAAGTCATTCGGACACGCTGGCCAGCAGGCTGGGTGCAACAAGTGGAGGCAGCTGCGTAGTCCACAGGCCTGATTCCAGGGTCGTAACTGCCCTGGAATTTGCGACAATAGTCTGATGTGCAATCGATACGTCACGCCCAGCCAGGCTGAGATCGAACGGGACTGGCATGTCGGCCGTCAGAATCCGCCTCAGTGGTGGGAACCTGAAATTCATCCGCGTTCCCCCGGGCTCTTTATTCGAGCATCGGGCGGCGGCAGTGAACTGGTGTTGGGGCAGTGGGCGCTGATCCCGCATTTTGCCAAGACGGCCAGGCTGCCGTACCAGACCAACAACGCCCGCGCTGAGGAACTGGCCAGCAAGGCGAGTTTCCGCCAGCCCTGGCTACGTGGCCAGCGATGCATCATTCCGGCGGCGTCATTCGATGAGCCGTGCTGGGAAACGGGCAAAAATGTCTGGTGGCGCTTCCGGCGGGCAGATGGTGCGCCGTGGGGGTTGGCAGGCTTATTTAATGCATGGACTGATCCGACGACCGGCGAAGTGATCGAGAGCTACACGATGTTGACGCTCAATGCCGACCACCATCCGTTGATGCGCCGGATGCACAAGCGCAAAGCAGATTGGCCCGCTGATGCGCAGGACAAGCGCTCAGTCATCCCGATTGAGATGGCCGACACTGATCAGTGGTTGTCTGGGTCGATGGAAGATGCGAAGCAGCTTTTGCGGCTGGCGCCTGTGGATGTGTTTGATGCGGCACCGATAACTGCACCAACCAGCGGTGGAGGGCTGGTTCAGGATACCTTGCTATAGTGGATTCTGTCAGTGAGCTATCTCTTCCCGCCGAACAGCATCTTCAGCAGATCCCAGATGCTGAACGTGGTGCGTGAATACACGCGGTTGTAGGCTGCCCGTTTAGGATTGGTCAACCAGCCCCAGCCGCGAGGAGCCTTCAGGCCCAGGTTATGGCGGACAAACCGCTTGGGCGATGTTCGCGCCGAGACCATCCGCTTGAGTGACGGTTTGCGTAGGCCAAATTTCATAGTCGCTATCTCCTGATATCCGGATTGCTTTGGCCGTTCCTATTGCGCGGAGAACTCTGTAAAAAAATCACTATCGACTTCGTAGGTGGTCACTGGCTTCAACCCCAGTTCCAGATTCTCCAGCATGTCGATCAGCTTCTCGCTGTCGACCAGCTCAATGGGGGGAGCGCCATCACGACTGGCTTCGCGGCGAGCTTCGGCTGTGAAAGTTCCCGTGGTAATGATGATGCCCTTGTCGGCGCGGCCCGACATGGCACCTCTAAAGTCTCGCACGATGGACGGCGTGACAGAATTGGCGTAACGCTTGCATTGAAATAGCACTTTGAAGGACACCAGCGGGTTGACCTGCAGGATGCCATGGCCGTCGATGCCGCCATCGTTGCTTTGGCCGGTGACCTCGACATGGATGAATCCGGCCTCGCGCAGCAGGCGCTGTGACAGGCGCTCGAATCCGGCGGGCGGTAGATTGCGCATGATGTCCAGAATGGCCGCTCGGTAGTCCCCCGTCGGGGTTTCGGCTTCTTCGACGGTCTGTTCTTCCATCGAGACGGTATCGGCCGTCTTTGTGCGGCGTTGCTCCTGGAAGATTGCAACCCAGCGACGGAAGATGTCGTGGGCCTGTTCATAGGTCAGTGTGGTGGCGCGTCCGCGCTCGGTCAGGCTCCAAATCCCGCGTCTGGATGAGCCCAGCAGCCCTTCCTTCGTTAAATAGAACCGCGCCCAGGCGACCTGGTTCTTGAAGCGTGGTTGGCCAGAGGATGTCAGCTCGTTTTGGGCATCGTCGGATACCGCGTGGTCGGCCGCGATTTGGTCGACCACCTCGTCGGGCGATCCCGAGCCACCCAGCTTGCGCAGTGCGTCCAGTAGCGGTCCGAACCAGTTGACGAACTGCGCACCTTCGTTGTGGCCTCCCAT